CCCGGGTCTGCTTGCATTGTCGTTAGCCCCGCATCTACGTCACGCATAGAGGCTGGCCAGTCAATAGCATCTAACAAGGCGTTAATTCTTGCACCGCTGAGCTGACCCGCTGAGGTGCCTGCAACGGTACTAATCTGTGCATTTTGTGCGAGTCTAAAAGCATCTACGGCCTGTATGGTGGTATAAACCACATCATTAGCATTTTTAGGTGTAGTAGTTGTATAGCTAGTAATAAAGCCTGAAAAGATAGGGTAAGTAACCGCGCCGTAAGTAGCCGTAATCTGCACTTTACGCATAGGCGTAAGTAAGTTGTAATACGGCCCGCTAGGGTTTTGCGGGTTAAAATCGCCGTTTTGGTCAACGATACGCAGGGATAGAGTGCCCGTTTGGAATTGGTCAGCCTGAGCATTACGGCCCCTAATAGTTTGGATGCTGTCCACTACGTTGGATACGTCCACGATAACGCTGGCGCTATCTGCTAATACGTTAGTGCCTAATATGCCAGTATCTAAAATCATAGCCTGAGCAAAACTAGGGCCAGTACTAAAGTTAATAACAGCGTGTACTGTAGGTACTGTCATACTGCTATGGCCCCTGCATAAGTAGTTAAGTAGCCTCTACGTGCTATTTCATTAAGGGCATTTTGCACGGCATCCACAATTATATTCTCATCGCCAATTACCCCAGCCGTTACGTTAATTACGTTATTAGTGTAGTTACGATCTCTATTTTGGTTAGGGTTGAAGTCCACGCCTGCTACGGGTGCATTAAGGCTGTCAGGCATATCGCCACCTACGCCCAATACGTTAAGGTCATAGTTACGGTCTTTGTTTTGGTTTGGGTTAAAGGTAATGCCAGCATTGGACGTAGCTGCACCTAGCGTAGTTATGCCTGGGATAGTCAGCGTAGGAAACTTAAACTTAGCTAGAAGGTCTAGGGCAGCTTGTAGGTTAGATAGGTTGATTAGATCGGTTGACTTCATACCTGCTAAGACCTTGTTTATGTCTAGCAGTTTGGCATCTTGCTTTTGCAAAGCGCCTAATATCTTCAAATCCTCGTTTAGCTTGGCCGTAGCCTTTTCTATAGCTACCGTATCCTTAGAGGCTATGGCATCCTCTAGCGCGTTTATATCCTGCTTAACCTTTAAGCGCTGTACATCATTGGCTATAGCTAATATCTGTGAGCCTGTAGTGGCCTTACCTAACGCCTCAGCCTGGCCTATAAGGGCTGCGTTGAGCTGGATTTTGTCCATATCAAAAACATCTGTGCCTTTAGCTAAAGCTAAGTTTGCTTTATCTAGGGCTAAAGTTAGTCTCTTATCTGCAAGGATTTTGGCCTGGGCTTTTGATTGCTCTTTAGTGAGCGTGGTTATTTTCTTTTGAGTAGTTAAATATGAGCCTGATTGAATTGGATTTCTACCCATAGCTAGTGCATTTTGCTTGGCTATCTGAGCATCTATCTCATCTGCAACTTTATTAAAGTTTTTTATAGCACTTACAGGATCAGTTAATAGCTCAAAGATTGAAGGCACAGCGTTAGATAATCTAAAAAATCTACCAAAATCTACGATTAAGTCACTTATAGCTTCTGCGTATTTTTCAATGTCACCAGTAGCATTATTAAAACTACCGCTGGACTCTGTGAGAGCCTGGATTATGCCCTTGCCTATAACCTCTTTAGCATTATTGCCAGCAATAGTAAGTTTATTTAGTTGGCCTGCATAGCTCTCAGCGGCAGAGGATGCCTGTCCTGCAAACAGCTCGCTTAATCTTATCTGTATCTCCTCAAAAGATGAGGACGTTAATTCAGCTTTTGATAGGCCCACACCTAAACGACCTAGTGAGGCATTATTACCAAGATAAGCTTTTTGTAGCCCCTGTGTAACTGTAGTTAAATCTTTACCAGTACCAGCCGATATATCTAAGGCAAGGCCTAATAATGTAGTTGCCTTGCTAACTGAACCCGTGGCGCGAAGCAACCTATCCATAGCGGGGCGCAGCTGATCATCTAGCACACCCGTTTGCTTTTCTAGGTTGCTAATCATCTCATTAACATATTTTGAGGTGTTGCCAGTTTCTAGACCAAGATTTTTTAAGGTAATGCCAAGAGATCTAGCAGCGTTATCATCTTGTATAAAGGCTTTAACAGATGCTTTAGCAAAGGCAACTACAGCTGTAGTGCCAAAAGCAATACCAAAAGTTGAAGCTAAACTTTTTACACTTTTGTTTAATTTATCGGTAGCAGTTTGGGCTTGCTTAAAGCCTTTAGCATCAAACTTAGAGCCTATGTTAATATCAGGAAAAGCCATTATGCGGCACTCCTTAATCTATTGCCCTTAGCGCGCTGCTCAAATTGCATCGTAGTTTTATCGATAGCTTTCATAGCAGCGCCCTCAGCTACGCCACGATTTTTAGCCCAGGCCTTAAATATCAAACGCCCACTACCTTTGAGGCTAGAGGTCAATGGGCCTAAGTTGCTAATAAACTGAGCGCCTGCGCCTTCCCAGTTTGATCGGCTAACTTTTTTAGTAGCCCCACCTGCCTTTGGCCCAACCCACGGCTGAGGCCCTATAAGGCCTGCAGTTTCATAAATAGCACCTGCAGCGGATTGGTTAATAATTCTAGCCATAGATGTAAAACCATTGGCATTAGCTTTACTGGGAGTTGTTTTGTAAACAATACCTTTTTTTATAGTTGAAGAGTCGTAAAATGGAAAACGGGCCTCGCTAAATGCGCGCGGTTGCCAGCCACGCATAATGTCACTATTGGCTGGCACAAACCCTCTAGCCTGGGTAACCACAGGTTTTAAGGCCGCAGCTAACTCTGTTTTTAATTGCTTATCTAAATCAGGTGCAAAACGCTTTAAGGCTCTACGTAGATCGCTATATCCTCTTAGCTCTACCTTTGCCATTTTGCATCTCCTTAGCTTTATCGTTTATTACCCTGAGCATATTCTTAAACATAAAATCGTCCAGGTCTAGCAGATACTGGGGCGCGATACCCGTTTCAACGGCTAGCTGTGCAACCAGGTAACCAAAACTACCGCGCCCCACTATTGCGAAGGGTCATCGTCCAACACCTCAACCTTAGCTAAGGTGTCTAAAAACTCTGCCCCAAACATCGGTACGGTTTGCCCGCTTGTGCGTAAACACTCCCAGGCTAGCCAGTACACATCACTTTGCTTTTCATCATCTCTAAAAGCTTTGTGAAAGCCTTTTTTTGCATATAACTCAAAGGCGTACTCAATACGTGGCGTAATCTGATGATCCGATACGCTGCCGTCTGCCCTTGTTATTTTAAGTTTTGCCATTGTGTTAGCCCCTTTTGTTTATTCTCAGGTAGTTGTAATTACGATTGGTGAATTACAGGTAAAGGTAATGCTTTGAGTAGCAATATCTGCAACAGCGCCGTTAATGTCAGTAGTGTTATTTACCAAAATAGTGGTGCTGTAAAGCGGGTTAGTTGCTGAAGTTACAGCGCTTGTCTGCTTTAGTGTTAGCGGTACTGTTGTACCCCAGGCAGCTTGCAAAGTTGCGTTTACGTTTGCTGCAGCTGTATCGCTTAAAAAGTCTAGAGTGATAGTGCTAGCCTCTAGACCTTTAACAAACTTGTGAGCTGTATCGCCCATAGCTGTAACTTCTAGCTCATCAAAGGCACGGTTAATAGTTGCGCTTGTTACGTGGTCTGTTAGGGCTACCGAATTAAGGGTAACCTGTACGGTATTGGATAGATAAATCGCCATTGGGCTATTCTCCTGTTGTCTCGGTAGGTGTGTCTTTTGTTTTTGTCTCTTTAACCTCTACTGGCAACTCTTGGCCAATTTTGATTAAAAACGCTTTCTCTTCATCTGTAAGTGCCATTAGTTAGCTCCAGCTCGTTAGTATGCTTATTTGTAAATCTGCCGTTAGATAGTCACCTGCGGCAACGCTTAGTACGCTTGGCGCGCTTACGCCAGTAACATTAAATACAATGGCGCTATTAGCTAGTTTAGTAAAGACGGCTACTATCGTGTCCTCTATGCCGATAAGGTTTGAGGCATTATCAAACATAGGTACGGTCATAATAATCTTAAAGTTTGCCATAGGCGATATAGTTGCCTGAGAGTTATTGTTTGGCGTGATATATGGATCCGCAGGGGCCACTACCACAGCGCTAGATTGCATAGTGCTAGGCGGGTAGTTAAATACCGTCCATACACCTGGGTTAGCCAGGGCTGCAGCTATTGTGCTGCGTAAAGTAGTTATAGCTGCAGGCATTAGCCGACCATACCCGCTGGTGATAAATACGGGGCCAGTAACCCGCGCACGGATGCCATAAGAGTATTGGACATCTTAAAGGGGCTAGGGCTGTAGCCGTCTAGGCTAGTGCCGCCGTTTTGTGTGCTGAACCTAGATGTCCATATATTTTCTGCCAGCATTAAAGCTGCGGCGTTAATAGCTGGGGTATTGGCGTAGGTAGCCGTTTTTGTATCGTCACCTGTTATAGTGCCATAAGGCAATACGCGCCTAAAGTTTTGGTCAGCCGCAGTTTTTGCATATTGGATAAAGCTATAGCCCTGTGGGAATTGCCAATAGTTAAGCTGCATATTAAACGCAGGCAAGATATTAGCTGTGCCTGTGCTAAAAGGAATTGTGCCCGTAATTGTGTAAGTACCGTTAAAGGTTGAACCAGCCCCAGCAATAGTTACTGATTGGCCCGTAGTAAAAATGCCAGGGTTGGCAACCATAACTGTAGCGACATTAGACACCAACGCGGTACCGACTACGGGTGCGCTGTCAAACCATAAAAAACCATTTATTAGATCTTGTGCGGCCTGACAAGTGTCCTCTATCCACGTATAAGAGTCATAAAGGGTGCCCACGCCTAAACTCGCTTTGAGAGTTGCGGCGGTAATGTAAGTTGCTGGCACTTTTATACTCCTATCTTACTTAGGTTTGGTAAGCCTCAAAGGGCTAAGAGGCCTACCAAACTATTAGTGGGTTTTCTTAGGTGAAGTTGTAACGGATAATACCCTTAGGCATTTTTGCAATAGTTGCCATATAGCCATAAATAGCCACCTGGATTTGCAGATTGCTAACTACGTTAACTGACATATAAGCCTGTGGTGATTGGTAAACAGTAAATGCCTCAGGCGCCAAAATAATTGCTGAATCATCCACAGTTGTAGTAGCTGCAAAGTTTTTGTCAACGTATAGATCAAGACCTAGTACGTTGCCGCGGATTGAGCCAGGCTGTGTAAGCCCGCCCGCGTTCATTGGCTGACTCGCTGAGTAAATTGGTCTCCCCGTTGTATCTGATGCGGACATCAATAACTGCCATTGGCTACCGTTTGCGATGTAATTCTGTGCATAGTAACCAGTTGCCTCATAAACAAGACGTGCGGCCTCAGATGCGTAACCAATAATACCTGCAGATGTAGCAGCTTGTGCTGTAGTTGCAACAGTACCCGCTGTAATAAGTGCAGCGTTAACTGTTGTATCAAGAGTCTTTAGGTAAGCATTTTGTAGCTGTGCTGTTAGCTCAGCATAAAAATTAGGATCTGAACGCTCTAGCAATTCAATGCTAATAGTGTTCATACCTGAGTACTTAGATACTGTACCTGAAAGGTATTCAGTAACCATACCTGTGTTAGCAACTGCTCCGCCTTCGGCTTCAACAGTTACAACAGGTGCAACGCCTGACTTACCGCCTGCAGATGTAACAAGAGAAGGTACGTTAATAGTCATACCGCTAGCTGGCAAAACGCCACGTGAACACGCATCAATAGACGGTGTACCAAAACGTGTGTTAGTTGGGAACTCGCTTAGGTATTGTGTTGGAGAAAATGCAGGGTTAGTACTGAAATCGTCATCGGCTGCAGTTACGTATAGCTTGCTATCTTCATTACCTAGTGCAGCTTTAATCTTGTGTTCTGTGTATGCACCCATTGATGTAATAGGTGTACGTACGCGCTGTGAATTGAGCGCGCTTGGTAGGATGATTTTACGAGCTGCCTCTACTGTAGGTGCAGCCTGCTCTGTGGCATCTACTGCCTCAGGTGCGTTTTGATCGGGGGCTGTAGTCACAGCGGCCTCGCTTTCGGTTTCGGTTTCGGTTTCGGTTGTGGTTGAGTTTATTACGGTGTTAGTTGTCGTAATTTTTGTACTTGTGGACTCTGCCGCCTCTACTGGCATATCGCCTGCAGCTGCAGCAATTTTTTGCACCGCAGC